CGCCGGCAGGTACGGCCCTTCGACCACCTCGAGCCCGGACACGTTGACCCGCAGCGTCGACGCCTGGGCGGTGCCCTGGGTGTTGGACGTGCCGTAGGCGGCGGGCCACAACCCGGGCAGACCGCCCAGGGCGGCGAACTGATCCGACGACGCCAGGACGGTGTCGGCGGGCATGCCGGTGACGTTGCGGACCACCCCCGACGCCGCGAACAGGGCGGCGGCCAACAGGTCCGGGGTGGTGGCGGCGGTGAAATCGAACGGCACCGTGCCGGTGGCCCGGGCCAGCAGGAACGATTCGAACGCTTCCTCGGTGGCGCCGGCGTAGGCGGCGGCCATGATCCTCAGATACGCCTCTTTGTACGACGGGGAGCTGCGCCGGATCAGCTGATACGACACGTCGGACCCACCGGCGAACGTCTCGATCGCCTCGGTGCCGCGCTTGAGGGACACCTTGACCGACGTGATCGGTGTTTTCTGGACGGCCTGCACCCCGACGAGCAGCTTGAGGTCACCGTCGAAATAGGGATAGTTGACGTCCATACCGTCAGGGGGCAGGGCGCGCTGGCCGCCCAGGGCGGTGATCGCCGGGCGGCCCCGATCCACGATGCCGAACACGGTCGACAGCCACGCCGGCGGGATGACCCCGGGGTTGTCGACGGTGACCTGATCAGCCAACGCCCGCGACAGCACCTGGTCGTCGTAGGCGGCTTCGAAGAAATCGGCGAACCCGCGGTACCGGGCCAACGGGTGGGCAGGTACGAGGGTGCCGCGGGTGCGGACCTCGTCGCCCAACACCACGAGCTCGCGCCGCAGGGCGTCGACGTCGTCGCCGACCGGTACCACGTTGGTGATGACGGCGGGCAGGGTGTCGCCGTCGGGTGGGCTGTCAGCGGTGAGGGTGGCAGGTGCGGGCATGTCGGTCCTTTCGCGGACGGTGAGTATCGGTGCGTCATGGGCGGGGTGAAAGGCGAACGCGACGCCGTACAGCGTCGAACGGGTGCGGGTCACGGCGGTCCGGTCGGTGTTCCACACCTCACCGTCGACGCCGGGGGCGAACTCCATCGACACGGCGTCGACGGTGCGGGCGTCGATCAACGCCATCACGTCACGCGCCGCGGCGGTGTCGGCCACGATCAGATCGCCGTACAGGCCATCGGGTTCATCGCGCGTCGCGGCCAGGTGACCGATCAGGGCGCCGTCGTGGGCGTCCCGCACGTACATCCGCTCGAGCGGGGTGATCGACTCCGGGGCGTGCGTCTCGAGGTACCGGTGGGCCCGGCCGCCGATGACGTCGACGACGGGGCGGGGGTCGTTGTAGGCGACCAGCCGGGCGGTGACGGTGCGGGTGGCCGGATCGGTGGCGGTGATCGGGGCGTCCCGACGTAAGAGCTCGTGCAACTCAGACTCCTTCCACGTTCGGGGCCACCGGCTCGAGCACCGGCCCGGCCGTGCGGGCCGGCAAACCCAACTGCGACACCCGCATCTCGTCGACGGACGCCAGGCCGGCGGCGACCGCAGCCGCCGCGGTGGTCACCCGGGTCGACCAGTCGGTGCGCAACAGGTTCGACGTGTCGAACACCGCGGCCTGGCCCCGGGGTAGCAGATCGGTGAACGCCGCCTCGAGCCGGTCCAGATACGTCGGGTACAAGTTCAGGGTCAACCAGCGGCGCATCTCGTCGATCGTCGTGGAATACGTGAGCGCCTGGTTCGACGCCACGTTCACGATCGACGGCGGCACGTTCATCGCCCGGGCGATCGACGCGTCGAGGTACTGCAACCCGTCGATCAGCAACGCTTCAGCCGCGGAGGGTTGGGTGAACGTCTGCAGGCTGTACCCGCCCGACAGCAGGGCCGGGCGGCGGGTGCGGCGCGCCGCCAACCACCGGTTGACCATGTTCTCGGCTTGGACGTCGTCGAGCTTCTGCGGATGGGTCAACGCGTACGGTGGGGTGCCACCGTCCCGCCAGTACGACGCCGCCCACTCGTAGGCGGTGGCCAGGTCGTCGATCACGGTGCCGATCAGGTCCAGCGGCGACTGCCCCAACGGGCCCGGGTCGGAAATCAACGGGATGTGCAACACCTGGGAGGTGCGCAACAGCCGGCCGTTGTACGTGTACCCGGTGATCGTCTCTTGCCAGGAGTCGAGCTGCACGACGATGCGGGCCGGGTCGAGCACCTTGACGGCGATGGGCCAGCCGTCGGACCCGACCTGCCACCGCCGCACGAACGCGTTACCCGACGACGTCAACGAGTTGACGATTTTTTCGATCGACACCCGGTACGGCTCGTTGGGGTCCGGCCGGCGCAACACCGCCGGTTGCGGGTCGACGCGTTCCACGCCGCGCAGGGCGACCAACGGCAACATGGCCGACACGTCGGCGACCAGGGACCGGATGCCGACCACGGCCGGCATTTTGCGCGGGTCATACGACGCCACCCGGGCGGCCAACGCGTCGGCGATCTGAGCGTCGAGCGGTGTACCCGTCGGTAACGCCCGGGCACGCAGGAACGCGGGTCGACGCATCGCCGACCACGGTGACGTAATACCCTTTTCAACACAATGGCGGGTATCGCCACACCACCCGGGCCGGTTTCGTCGCTTAGACGGCCACACAGGGCCGTATCAGTAGATCTCGCCGGGCCCCGGAGAGCGCACGATCACCCCGTACACGGCGAGGGTGGCGGCCACCAGCGGGGTGATGTCGACGTCGGACCGCAGGCGCGACCACGCCCAGGCGTCACCGAACCACCGGCGGGCGGCCCCCGCCAACGCGTCGTCGAGGGGTGCCTGGGCGTGGTGGATCAGCCGGCCGTCGTGGACGGCGTCGACGAACACCGAACAGGCCCGGGCCAGATCGGACGCCGACACCAGATCGACGGGGACACCGCGGGCGGCGAGGGCGGCGCCGGTGGCGGCGCCGCCCAGGCTGTCGCCGATCACGGACACTGCAGCGGGAACATCAGCGACCCTGCCGGCCAGCCACCCTACCTGTGGGCGGTGATCGACGATCGTGACCAAGACCCGACCGTCGGGGCCCTGGGCGGCGGCGGCCACGGCGGCGCTCGAGCGGTCCGGCGCGACGTCGAAGCCGACGACGACGGGGCCGGCCAGATCGGCGAGGGTGTCGACAGCGGCCGACCAGGCGCCCGGGTCGACCACCCCGGTCGTAGCCATGGAGCTCGGGCGCGCCCACCGGTTCAGGTAGGCACGCTCGAACGTGCTCGACGTGCGGCGCTCGCGCAGGAAATCGACGTCGATGGTGTGGCCGACGGCGGGGTGGGCGGCGACCCAGGTGGCCGGGTCGGCGGGGTCGTCGTCGGGGCCGGCCCCCCAGTCGAACAGGGCGACCCCGTCGCGGCCGCCGGCGGCGACATGCTCCTCGGCCCGGGTGAGGTGCTGATCCCAATACGTCGAATCCTCGGTGCCGCCCGCCGACACCACCCACAGCTGCGGGTACGGCCGGGTCGCCATCGCCGGCGACACGGCGTTTTCCACGGCGTCGCCCTGGGTGATCGTCAACGCCCACGCCTCATCGATGGTGGCAATGTCGACGTCCTGGCCGTGCACCGCCGACTCTGTCGGGGCGAAGATCGACAGCATCGACCCGGTGTGGCGGGAGGTGAACGACTGCGACCCGTTCGACAGTCGCACCTTGTACGCCGACGCCAGCACCGACCGGACGACGATCGGCGCCCACGCATCCCGAAACGTCGTCGACGCGTCGGTGCCGGTCTGCGCGGTGTACCAGGCCCGGCCCAGCTCGAGCAGCTCCATCCGTTGCAGCGACGTCGCCAACGTGAGGATCGACTTGCCGGCCCGGCGCGGTACCGACACGATCACGGTGCCGTAGACGAGACGACCGGTGGCCGGGTCGACCTCACCGGCGACGTCGGCGACCAGGCGTTGCCAGGGCATGAACGGGCGGCGCAACGCGGCGGCCAACGCCGCTACTTTCGGCCCGTACGTCGGCCGGGTCGGATCGCCCGGTGTCGCGATCCGGGGTGCGGCGAACGGTGGCGGCGGCGCCCACGGCGGTGACGGCGCCGGTCTAGACACGGCGTCGAACAGGCTCGGTTGATAGCGGGTCCGCATCCCGCCACCGTCCTGTAATACCCCGATGGGCGCAACCTGCCATGACGGGCGTCAGTCGCCGCCGGTCGGGGTGCGTAGCGACGCCAGGAACGCGGCGACGTCGTCGGCGATGAGGGCGTCGGGCCCTTTCAACAGGGTGTGAGCGTCGATCAGCCGGCCGACCAGTGCGCCGGCGGTGAACCTCGAGCCGGCGGGGTCGACGGCTTCGTCTTCGGCGAGGCGGGCGAGGTCACGGCACGCCGCGATGAGGGTGTGGTCGACGGCGTCGAGGCGGTCGGTGCGGCGCAGCTCGCGCAGGTCGTTTTCGACGGCGCGGACCAGGCGCCGGGGTTTGGCCCCCGTACCGGCGAGAGGCAACACGGCCTGTTGGCGGGGGTTGCGGCGCCGCCCGGGCACTATCGGCTCATTTCGGTATTACGAACGGACGTTCGCGGGTCGAGGGGAGAGACATGAA